CGTCGCCATTCAGACCTCTCTTTCAGGAAATGTGAATCGGGCGACGATCCGGCGCGCCCAGGGCTGTGACAGCGGGCTTTCCACAACGCCATGTCCGGAATAGGCGTGGATGAAACTGGCGGTTGCACCAACCTCGGCGGCAATCCCCAGGTGTTTCGCGATACCCCCGTCGCGCATCCGAAAAAGCAGCACATCCCCTGGGCTGTCCGCTCCGTCGCGACAGGGGACAAGCCACCGCCGTGCCGCGTCCCACAAGGCTTCCCGCCCGCTGGGTTCCGCCCAGTCTGCCGTGTAGGGCGGTACAGGTTCCGGCTCGGCTCCGTAAAGGTCCCGCCAGATGCCCCGCAACAGGCCAAGGCAATCGGCACCCGCCCCGGGAACACAGCCCTGGTGGCGGTAGGGCGTTCCAATCCAGGTGCGGGCCACATCCACCACCCGGACCGCGTGCCGTGACGTCACTGCAGTTTTCCCCCGTCATTGGGGCCAGAGTCCGTGGGATAGGACAAAAGCCAATCTTCACCAGGAATATGAGGAAACCCCCGAAAATTATTGAAATTGCTGAATTTTACCTGGCAGGTTGCTGCGCGTCGGTCGCATCTCGCTTCCAGCCGCAGTCGGTCCCCCGCCGCCACCTCCGGCCCGATGCGGTTCCACAACTCGAAAACGCGCCGATTGCCGTCGACCCGGTCGAATTTGATCAGGCCGATGACCCCGCGCGCCTTTCCGTCCAACAGTTGCGCCCGGCCCTTCTCAAACCAGCCCGCTGCAAAGCCCGACAAGCCCGAAACCCCAAAGACGCGACCCTCTGACAGCGTCTCAATGGCAATTTCGACCGAAAACCCCGGACGGCTCAGATCAAAGCCACACCGAGCATCGCCCAGAATGGCCGCGCAATCGCGCTGATAGACCCTGCCCTGCGGCTGATTCATTTCTTCCGTAAGACCGCGCAGCTCGGCACGGAAGGCCCCTCCGGACCGAACGATCTCACCCAAAGACCCGCGAAACTGCAGCAGGCGCTGCGCAACGTCGGTCCAGTTGACCAGCCAGCAGCGAACCTCAGCGCCGTCATAGCGCCCCGCGATCAGATCAGCCTCGGTCACAGCATCGCTGCTCAACGCGCCGACAGCTTCCGAGTTATCAACGGCCAGGCCAGTCGTCTGCACCAAGGCCCGCGCCGTCATGCCGCTTCCGGCCCGAAAGACAATCCCTTCGAAGGACAGGTCGCGGTCATGATCGGTGAATCCCAGCAGCGTCCCGTCCTTTCGTTGCACCGCCCAGGCCCGGCACAGCGTTGTGACGCCCCCGGCAAGATGGGCCAGAAGATCCTCGCGCCCCGCCATCAGACGCGCAGCTCTACCACCGGCACTGCGGGCACGTCTCCGGCCTGAAACGCATCGATCGAGGTCTGGATGCGGTCCGTGTCAAACCGCACCGGGACATCAAATTCGAACCCGGCCGAAAGGACGGCACCCAATGCCGGTGCCACGGCAAAGCTCACGGTCCCTGTTACTGCTGACAGCGTCCAGTCCGTGTTGATTGTCTTTTCAACGCCGCCAATCGCCACGCGCACCGTTCCAGGCACCGGCTTTGCAATCGGGCGCTGATAGGTTCCCACCCCGGAAACATATGTCTTGCTTAACCTGAAGGTTGTCCGCACCCCGTCCCCCTGTCCGATGAACTGATCCTGCGGGGTGACCGGTTTTGAAGACGCAGATGACTTGAAATCCGCCCAGTCCTTCCAGCGAAAGCCGTACAACTGACCGCGCCGCGCCTCGAAGAAGGCGATGACCTCGCCCAGGTCATCCAGGCTGCGCATCCCCAGTCCGGCATCATAGCGGCGACGCGAATGTTCCCAGGGCGTGCTGCGTTCTTCAAACCCGTTGGTCAGCGCAACAATCTCGGTGCGTCGCTCCGGTCCTCCGGATGATCCGAAACTCAGGTTCGCCGGAAACCGCACTTCGTGAAATCCCATGCCGTGCCCTCATCTGTTCCGCTGGCCGCGCGCCAGCACCCGGTTCACCTGCGCCGCGATCTGTGCCTGACTGCGCTGGAATCCCTGCACATCCGGTGTCGAGACATTCATCACCACCGACATGCCCCTGCCGCTCCCCCCGGCGCTCTGCACGCCCAGGCGTCCATCGGGACCCCGTGACAGCGGCAGAATGGCTTCCGGGCCCGCCTCACCCATCAGCCCCTGCCCGCCACGCATCGCAAACCCGGTTGGCCCCGTCACGACGCCCCCGCGCGCAAAGGGCGTGACGCGGCCCTGTGCGATGACGCCCCCTTTGGCAAAAGGCGTGACCGCAGACATCAACCCGCCGGCACCCTGGGCCAGAAGGCCGCTCAACGCGTCGGTCACAGGCCGGGTCGCCATCCGGTAGACAGTGTCAGACAGGGATTGACCGATGCCCTTCAGCACGTCCGACAGCTTGGCACCGTCAAAGACCAGCCCGTCGAAGGCGCGCCGCAACCCGGTGCCGATCCCGCTCGACAGCACCGTCACGTCGCGCCCCGCCTGGGCGATCCCGCCCTGCATCTTCCCAAGCTCGCTGCTCAGGCCCCCGATACTGCCTGCAGTCGTCGCACAGGCTGTCTCAAGTGCCGAAATCTTGTCTGACAAAGTGTCGATCTCGATCATCAACGTCTCCCTTCATCCTGTCCGGAAAGGCCTGCACCAGCGCGTCAAGCCGCGCCCGGCTGAACGGCACTGGCCCCGGCTGCTCCGACCCGGTCAGCATGTGCAACTCCGCCGGGGTCAGGCGCCAGAACACCTCTGGTGCCAATCCAAGCTGGCCGATCCCGACCCGCATCAAGCCGGGCCAGTCGATGCGGGTCATGACCGGGACGGGTGGGCTGGTGGCGCAAAGGCACGCGCCAGCAACTCGGCCGCCAACCGCGCCGCACCGCCAAGGCCACCGGCGATCTCTGCCGTGCGCAGGTCCTCTGCCGTGCCGCGCCAGCCACCGCCCCGCAGGCCCGCCACGATCAGCGCCATCACATCCCGCGTGGTGAACCGCCCCTGCTCAAACCGTTCCACCAGATCCACCAGGCTGCCCGTCTCCATCGCGGCCTCAAGCTCGGCCAGCGCCCCCAGGGTCAGGCGCGCCACATACGCCTGGCCATTCAGCGTGACGGTCACCTCTCCGGCCCAGGGGTTCGCCATCACAGCGCCGCGAAGGTCAAAAGCCCCGCCGAGGCCAAGGTCAGCTCGTAAGTCGCTTCGCCGTCAAAGGTGCCTGCATACTCCAGCGCCGTGATCTTGAACGGCCCCTCGATCGTCCCGAAATCCGGCACGATCACCTGAAAGGCGGGCATTCCGCCCTCAAAGAACACCTTCCGGACGCGGGCATCGGTCTGCTCGTCGCGGAACACCCCGGATCCACTGATCGATGCCGATTTCACGCCAGCCCCCGCCAGCAGTTCGCGCCAGCCACCGGGACTGTCCAGACTGGTCACATCCACCGTTTCCGCATTCAGGCTGATCCGCGTGGCGCGCAAACCCGCCACCGTCTCGAACTGCCCCGACCCCGACAGGTCGATCTTGATCAAAAGGTCCTTGCCGTTCTGAACAGGCATTCCACCGCTCCCCTCAGATGTTTCATTTTCCGTTCCGCGCGCCCTCAGTCCTCGACACGGGCACGGAAAGTCATGTCGATGCGCCGCACGCGGCCATCGTCGCGCCTGCGGGCCGTTGCCCGCTGAAACCACATGCCCACCAACCGCCCCCGGCTCAGCATCAGGGACGCATCGTTCAGCGCGTCTGAAATCGCCACCGCCAGGGCCTTGGCCGCGTGGAACCCCGCCGCCTCGCTGATCACGCTGACTGCGAACCGGTGTTCGGCCCCGGACCCGCTGGCATCGGACAGATCCCGCACCTCTTCGGTCCCGATCAGCACGAATGTCCCGGGGCTCTGCCCGCTGGGGATCGCATCCACCACCGCAACCCCGGCCAGAGCCGGCAGGGCGGTCAGGTGCTGGTACACGGCGGCCTGCAGGGCCGCAGCCTGTCCATAGCTCATGGCGTCCCCTCTTCCCGGGCAAAGCACAGCAGATACCGCCCCGCCGCATCCCGCTCGGCAACGGCCAGAATGCGGAACAGCCGCGATCCGTCGCGAAACCGCTGGTCCGGGAGTGGGCGTTGCTCGGCCCCGACCGGCGCTCCGCGCACCGTGATCCGGTAGGTCACCGATGCCCGAGTAAACTCTTCCACCGGCGCGTCGCGCCCCGTGCCTGCCGTCACCTCGGCCCACAGCGTTCCCAGCGCCTGCCACTGCTCTTCATGGCCACCCGACCCGTCCGGCCGGGTGCGCAACGCCTCCAGAACCAGCGGGCGAGACAGGGAAACCCGGGTCATGCCGTACCCCCGCCCAGAACCCGCACCGTCCGCCAGCGCTCGATCAGCGACAGAATGGCAAAGGGCAGGCCCTGTTCGCGCAGGCCCATCTCGTCGCGCCGCTCGTACAGATCGGCGGCCAGCATCAGCACCGCCTGCCGCAGGTCCGCCGGAACATCGCTCCACGCCGTCCCGAACCCTGCCGTGAACACCACCTCAACATGACCGCCGCCCGGCACCGACGGCAGCAACTGCCCCGTCGGCGCAAGGCGCGGGCGGTGCAGATCGGCGATCACCCGGTAGATGCCAGCGTCCAGCACGGTTGATCCGCCCGCACCATCCCTCAGCGTGACCGAAGCAATGCTGCGCACTGGGGCCACCGGCAGCGCCTGTGCCGCCGGATCACGCCAGTCGTCCAACACCCAGCGGAACACGCGCTGCAACAGGGCCTTGCCGGTCCGCCCCTCGATCACCGCTATTGCGGCCCGCAGATAGGCTTCGATCAACCCGTCCTGCAATCCTTCCTCGGCAAAGCCGGTGCCCAGTCGCAAATGGTCCCGCATCGCCCCGATCGGCAAAGCCGCGACCGGAATGGCCGTGTCCTCGTTCAACATTTGGGTCATCTCCGCTTCCCGAAAGGCCAAAGCTTCAGTGCGCAAGACAGCCCCCGCCCGGCGAAAGCCAACGCCCGCGCACCGGTTGCCGCCCCTGTGCAGGGGCGGCGCACCAGTCCGACGTCAGGTCAGGGCGAACTTCAGCAGCTTGATCGCCGCATAGTCGCTGATGTCGCCCCCCACGCGCTTGGTCGCATAGAACAGCACATGCGGCTTGGCCGAGAACGGATCGCGCAAGATGCGCAGGTCTGTCCGTTCCGCAATTGTGTAGCCGGCGGCAAAGTCGCCAAAGGCAATCGCATGCGCATTGGCGGCAATGTCAGGCATGTCCTCGCAGATCAGCACCGGATACCCCATCAGGCGCGGCGGTTCGGCCACAGCCAGCCCGTCAGCCCACATGAACCGGCCATCGGCGTCCTTCATCTTCCGCACGGCCCCCGCCGTCTTGGAATTCATCACGAAGGTCGCTTTGGCCCGATAGGGTGCCGCCAGAGCATAGACGAGGTTCACGATGCAATCGACGGCGTTGGTCGTCGGGAAATCCGCAGCAGCACCACTGGCCACATAGCCCAGGCTGCCCCAGGTCCAGGCGGAATTCGGAACCTTGGCCGGCAGCAGGATGCCCTTGGGCTTGTCCACCCCGTCGCCGTTCACAAAAGCTGCCGATTCCGACCGGATGAAGCGCGAGGCGATCTTTTCCGCCAGCCAGCCCTCCACGTCAAAGGCGCTGTCATCCAGCAGCC